ACTGGTGTATTAAACGACAATATTTTTGTAGAACTAATTTCAATATTATTACAAGGAAAGAGAGAGACAATAACTAAACTTTATGAAGAAATTTCAACAAAAGAAACATCAGATAAAATTGGTGAAATTGTGGACAAATTAATAGAGACACCGAAAGAAAAGAATTTTAGAATGGGTAAATTCCCAATTAAAAAGGGTGGTAGTAAGATAGAATATGATGTGAATGTAACAGATTACATTGTTCTTGATGAAATAAAACAAAGTTTAATGGACCTTCACAATGCTGAACAAGTTAAATTTGGTACAGAAACTTTTAAATTAATATAATCATGAGTAGAGAATATTTTAATAGGTACCAATTTTATATAAATGATGGAGAATTTAGAGTTGTTCCAGGAATCGAAATACCAATAAAAGGAACAGACAAGTACCAACAATATAAAAAAGGTAAAGATAGATTAGATAAACTATCACAAGAATATTACAATTCACCATTATATGGTTGGTTGATTTTATTAGCAAACCCCGCTGCAGGTAGTTTAGAATTTGAAATACCTAACAATTATTATATAAGGATACCATATCCGCTAATCGACTCTTTACAAGATTATAAAAGTGGTGTAGAATTGTATAACTTATATTATGGGGAATAACAAAATTAGTCAGAGTGAAAATATTTTAGTAAAAGTTGATGTTAATAACTTAGTTTTTGTTGATCCCAATAGTGTGCAAAATGGTGACCAAGTAGAACCAAGAGGAATAAAACAAGAAAATTTAGTAATGTTTGTCAATCTTGAGGCAGATTTAATACCACGAAGCGTATTAACAGCATCTGGCGATAGTACATCGAAAGGAACATTATCGTCCATAGCTAAAGGAACCTTAAGTTTTACACAAAATAAAGGTAAAAATGGTAAAGATTTTGATACCGCGTGGACAGAAGAGTTTGTAAATGTAAAAGATGGAGTAGACAATGACGGAAATAAATATAACTACCAAAACGACTCAACTGCACAATCTTTTGGTATTGACAGTATTAACATTAATATTAAGGGTGCTAACTTTATACCACAAGTTAACATTAACTTTATTGACGTTAGAGGTAAAACTCTGTTTGAATCACCCCAAAATTCACCATATGGTGCGTTCTTTCATTTACCTTGGCCGATCTTTTATTTAACAATAAAAGGGTATTATGGTAAAGCAATTAAATATAGATTACATTTAACTAAGTTCAGTTCAAAATACAATGAATCAAATGGTAATTTTGAAATTGCCACAACATTTGTTGGGTCAACTTATGCGTTTTTAAATGACATACCACTTGATGGTATATTAAACGCACCATACATGTATATGGTTGAATCGGATCCCGATTTACCAGCAAAATTCAACGAGAAAAAAGGAACAAAAGAAAAACAGATTAAAAAATCTTCAAAAGGTTATGTAATGTTAAAATCTGTTTATGATGAATATAAACAAAAAGGTTTAATTGATAAGAACTTTCCAACAAAAACGTTAAGAGAAGTAATCGTTATTGCTAGAAGTTTAGATAAAATATTAGAAAAAGAAATATTCGGTGGATTGGTTGATATGAAACTATTCGTCGGTGTTAAAGATTTTGAAAAAAAATTAACAGAATTTGAATCGGCAGTTAAAAATTGGAGTAAAAGATTTGTAAGTGCCGAAACTGTGGAAGTAGATGGTGCCATTTATAATAGAATGGTGGATAGAACTATAACAGATATAAAAATAAAAGGAAGTACTGTTAATGGTACATTAGAAAGTATTATAACAAATTATCCTTTAGATTTAAAACAGACTAAAATATTTACAGAAACGTTTTTAAAACAATCTGCAAATGATTTTAAGAAAGAAACATTTAGTTATTCAAACAAAATAAAACCGATTGACTCTTATGTAAAATTAATAGCTAGCGGTTATGTGGTCTCTGTTCAAGGTGTTTTAAAAGACATCTATGATATGCAACAATTATTCGTTCAACAAAGAAATAAATTACAAGACCTTGTTGAAAGAAAAATGAATGAAATCGTTAAAGATAAAGATAAAGGAATTGGATTTGACCCAACAATACGTAATATATTTGCGGTAATTTTAGCAAATGCCGAAGTTTATATTAGGTTACTAAAAGAAGTACATAGTAAATCATTTGAGGTTTCCACAATAAGAAGACAAATATTAAAAGGGTTTAGTGATGAGTCAAAAGGTAATGATTCAATTTATCCTTGGCCTGAAGTAAAGAAACAAAGTTCAAACAAACAAAAAGTAATTGCATATCCTGGAGATCCGGAGTTACAACAAAAATTAAGGTCATACGATAAGTTTCTGTGGCCCGAAATTGATTTTTTAGAAAACTATCAAGCTGTAGGTACAAAAAGACAAGACTCATTAACAGGTAACGAAGGTTCTGCAAGTAAAATTGATTTCGTATTTGATAATTCAAATACAGATGGTGATTTACACAAAATAGCGACATTGTTTCAATTAGCAATTGGTACACCATATATTAACAAGTCAATATCTTCTATAATATATGAAATACATGAGAGAGGTAGATATGCAACATTATCCGACGATTTCTCATTAAACACAATTAATGAATTAGCGGATAGAGAATTTGATAATATACAAAAAATGTTTGGTGAAGACCCTGATGTTGTTGGAATGTTAAAAACAATGACAAACATTACAACACTAACAGAAAATTTATTATCGTTTTCACCATTTGATAGGTATCCCTATTTTGAAGATAAGTTACCAACAACACCTTATTTAAAAACAATTGAAAATACTCCGTTCTCAATTGAAACAAGTTATAGTGGTAATAAGAATTTTGAAGATACTGGTGTTTTTAATAAATTAAAAGAAAATTTAAATAATTTCACATATGAGTCTGAAACTTATAGATTAAACATATATCCATTTAATTCGGATAGCTATTTAAACTATTTGGGTGAAGAATCATTTAGTTTAGCAGATTTAAATTTAAAACAAATATTCCAAGTTAATACTAAAGAAGGATTAATATCCGCACCAGCACTACCAACATATTGGACAGATAAATACTCTAACTTATTCGATGAAAAAATAAAAATTGGACCAAGTAGTTCCGCGAGTATTTTAAACACACCATATTTTCATAAACAATTAGAATCTGATTTCGGTAAGCAATCATACGGAAAGTATGCAGGTTCTGCATATCTTTTATTGAACTCATTACCATTTATTGATTTAGAAGATGAATTCTTTGGTAAAACAAGGTTATCTACGGTTTTTAGAGAGATAAGTGCATCACATTATGTACCCTATCATTTAATAATCAAATGGGGGTCAATTTATCATAGATATAAAAAGAAAATATTAGAAAATAAAGATATATTATCTGGATTTTTAAGCGGAACAACCACAACAGCAATTAGTGGAAAAACATTCTTTGATGATGGTAACAATTTAACATTTAATATTGGACAAAACGTAAATTATACATCACAAAATGTAATCGGTTTACATCCATTATATGATTCTGTATTCCATCAAATTGTAAATGGGTATTCACATTTCTTATTTTCAACTGGTGACACTATATCATTTGATACCGCATATACTAATAAGACCATCAATGTAGTACAAGAACCTGTTGGTGATAATGGTTTATACTTCACAAGTTTTATTGATAACTCAAAAATAGTATCTTCAGACAAATATTTTACATTATTACCTTCAGTTGGGGGGTCTAAGAATGGTTTCACTAATGGACTTACCGCTAGTGGTAACGAACAGAAAAATTTTAAAATTTTATGGTGTTATGATAATGAATCAGTAACGGATTATTATGACGGTAAAGAATTCTTTGATTATGATGAATATAATAAATCATATGATGCTGGAACTTTGTTTTTTAATATGGTCGATTATTCTGGTCCATTTTTCACCGATTTAAATAAAGATGAAGACGCAAAGTATTCATTAGTAACATCTGAAAAAAGAAAGATATATGATTTAATTGCAACATTTAGTCCTCAAATTTTAGATAAATTTGAAGAATATTTTTTAGATTTTGCAACAGAAAAATTAGAAGAAGAAATACCATATAAAGTATTTCCAGACTATAACGTAACAGGAATTGTTAGCGGTGAAACTAAAACAATTGAAAGTCATTCTGTAAAATATGATAAATTTCAAGATTTATTAAAGGATTTAGTTACCATAGATAAAGACGATAATAATGACAACACAGATGTTAATGCAATTATAACAACATTAAAAGAAAAACAATTAAAAAAATTAGAATCAATAACCCAACAAATATTAGGAACTGATAATTTATTAAAAGTAACGATTGGTAACCCAAAAGAAATTGTACCAAATGTATGGAATGGTTTTGCTCAAATAGATGACGTAAATAGGTTTTCATATAATGAGTACGATTCATCACAATATAGTTCTAATAAAATGTATATTGATTTATATGTGGGCGGAGAACCATCAACAGATTGTTATAAAAATTTCTTTGTAACTAATAATGTAGAATTAAGTGAAGAAAATGTATTAATATTTAGACCATTGATTCTAATATTTGCTGGATGGGTCGAAAGTAAAGGATTAGCATACACCCCAACAAAGGCAGATTTCCAAGATTATATAAAAACAAAAATATTGAGAGGACCTGAATTAAGACTTGGACAATATTTTACACAATTATTACCTAAGTTATCAACTTTAACAGTTAAAGATAGTAAAAATGAGGTTACGATTGTAAATGGATATAATGACATTCCATTAAAATTAGAATTATATAATTACTTTAAATCGTTTAATGATAAATGGGTTGCAGGAAATTCATTAGGACAAAGGACTTTAATGGAAGAATTTTTATTCTTAGATAAAGCAAATAAAGACATAGGAGACCAAGCGTACCTTTCACTTGAAAAATTATTACCATTAGAAGATACAAAAAATAGTAAGGCGAATCTTTATAGTGTAATATCAATGTTAATACAAGGAACGGGATTTGATATGAGGGGATTACCAGCATACGTTAATTTCTACGGAACAAACAACTCAACTAAATCTAGAATAACACCATCTAAGAAAATTGCTGAAAATTTATTTGGAACATTTTTAGATGTGGACTATCAAGATTCTTCACCTAAAATTCTTATTCAATATACGGGACCAACATCTAAACATTTAGAGTTGGCTGACATTAACGAAAAATATAAATTTAAAAACGATAGTGGTAACTTATTTAGTGGAGTAGGTAGTCCATTAGTTATAACAACACCACAGGTGTTTAGTCAAGGAGATTATGCAAAATCTAATAAAGTGGTTGCGTTTGAAGTAAGTGTTGGTGACCAAAACCAAGGTATTTTTAAGAGTGTACAACTTGACCAATCGTCAATAAGGAACACTACAGAATCATTTAATGTTATTGAAAATTTGGGTCGTTCTGAAAGTGGTGCGGCTGCAAATCAAATAGACATAAGTTTATTTGACATATACAGACAGGCATCATATACTTGTGACGTAACATGTATGGGTAATGTTATGATTCAACCAACAATGTATTTTTATTTAAAAAATGTGCCTATGTTTAGGGGGTCATATTGGATAACTGAAGTTTCACATAGTATTAGGAATAATAATATAATAACCACATTTAAAGGTACAAGAATTCCTTATGCATCATTACCTGACCCTAAGGATTCATTCCTATCAAGTTATAGAGTTTTATTCGACAAGATAACTAGAACGGCAATCGCTAAAACTAAAGAACAAGAAAATTCTACAACAACAGGGTCAACAAAGAATGAACAAACACACACAACAAGTGATGGTAAAACATTCTTATCAGATATGGGAGATAGTAAACAAGCTATTAACGGAGAAAAAATATTATTAGAACAAGGGGTTACACAATATGGTGTACCATATAATGGATATAACGAAGAAAAGTACATTCAAAAAGTTAGTTTCAATGGAAAAGATTATTTAAGGGCTCAAGTTATTACTATGGGTGGACCAAATTATGAGATAAAAGAAACAATATCTATGAATATTATTTCGAGACAAACGGAACATACAATAGAACCCAACCCAATTACTTGGAAAGATTTATCAAGTTCAACAAGATACTTCTATTCGACAAAATTTGATTTTGATGTAGCTAAACCAAATTTAATTATCAAAGGAACCACTAAGTTTTATAACCCAAAGGATGTAAAAACCCCAATAACCGTACCACCAGTTGGTTCGGGACAAATTAACGTTAATAACATAACAGGACCAATTAATGCAGGACCAACAGGGGTTAAATCTGGATTGGCACTATCTAAACAATTAATGAAAGATTTAAAAGTACAAGATGGAGATGTCGTATATTTTGAAATCATTTAAGAATATTAACAAATTTGGGATATTTATACATATAACAGAAAATTATGGAAAATAATAAATTAAACGACACCATGGATCAGTTCTTAAGTCCTAAACAGACTAAAAGAACATCAAATGATGGTATGGAAAGAGAAGAGTGTGATATGGTAACAGGAGAATGTTACACAATCAGAGAAAAAGACGGAATTGTTGAAAGAATAAATAAAAAATACGTTACAAACGACGGTAGACAATTATTACAAGATTAAGCCATGTTAGAGAAAAAACTACAAGAAGAATTAAATCGTTATAAAGCCATAAACAAATATGGTAAGACGATGATAATGGAACAAGACGCACCTCCTGCTGATCCAGCTTTAGATCCAGCTTTAGGAGCACCTGCAGATATGGCACCAGATCCAAACGCATTACCTACTGCTGATGCACCACCTATGGACGCAGCACCTGCTCCTGAAATGGACAATACAGAAGAAGTAGATATTACCGATTTGGTTAACATGGTTAAAAGTGTTAAGAAAGACCAAGAAGATAGTACGGGATCAAACAACGAGGTGATAACTAAGATGGACGACGTGTTTACAAAGCTAACTGATTTAGAACAAAAATTAGCTCAAATGGACCAAGTAATGAGTAAGATTGACCAATTAGGTGCAACCGTTGAAGCCAACAAACCAAAAACTGAAGTTGAAAGACTTGAAATGCGTTCTTTGGATTCATATCCATTTAATGAGAAACCACAAGAATTCTTCGCACACAAACAAGGTGAGATGAGAGCAAGTGGTAAGAACGAATACATTTTAACCAAAGACGAGGTTGAAAATTATCCAGTTGAAAATATAAAAACATCATTTAACCCAAGCGAAGAGGAAGATGAATTTAAGTTCTAACGTAAACTTTTTTTTAGGTTTACAAATACAGATGAAAATAAACCATTGGCAAACTAAAGGTTATGCCAGACATAAGGCGTTTGGTAAATTTTACGATACGTTAGGTGATTTAATTGATACCTTTGTTGAATCGGCAATGGGGAAATATGGTAGATTTATATTGGATGATGAGTCAAAAACAATACAATTAAACAATATTTCTGAATTAGATATGAAAGGATTGGTGAACACTGTTAGGGAAGCTTTGACTCAAATGTCAGAACAATTAGACCCTTCAGATACGGATTTATTAAATATTCGTGACGAAATGTTAGGTGAAGTCAATAAATTAAGTTACCTTTTAACATTAGAGTAATCAATAGAAAAAACTTTTTAAAAAAACTTTAACCCAGATTTCCAAGTCTGGGTTTTTTTATGTATATTTTACTATAACAATTTAAATAATTAAAATTTAACAACATGTCAACATTTGATGCAGTACTCGCTCAGTACGAGAAAAGCAAAAACGCCACAAGTGGCACCGCAAACAAAATGTCCTCTGAGGACAGATTGAAACGTTATTTCACTACAGTATTACCTAAGGGTTCTAAGGGAGAAGAAAGACGTATTCGTATTCTACCAACAAAAGATGGTTCATCACCATTTGTTGAGGTTTACTTCCACGAAGTTCAAGTCGATGGAAAATGGGTTAAACTATATGACCCAAAACAAGAGGGAAAACGTTCCCCATTACATGAAGTTTATGAGGGTTTGATGATGACGGGTGTTGATTCTGATAAAGAATTGGCTCGTAATTATCGTTCTCGTAAGTTCTACATTGTTAAAGTTGTCGATCGCGATAACGAACAAGACGGACCTAAATTTTGGAGATTTAAACACAATCACAAAGGTGATGGTATTTTAGATAAAATCTTCCCAATTTTCCGTAACAAAGGTGATATCACCAATATTGAAAATGGTCGTGATTTAATCTTGTCTTTAGCCTTAACTAAGGCAGGTACAGGTAAAGAATACACAACCATCAATTCAGTTATTCCTGAAGACGCGGGTCAGTTACACACAGACGCAAACGTCGCAAAAACTTGGGTAGATAACGAATTAACTTGGTCAGATGTTTATTCTAAAAAACCTGAGGATTACTTAGAAATGGTCGCTAAAGGTGAGGTTCCACGTTGGGATTCAAACAGCAACAAATGGGCATCCAATTCAACATCGGAAGAAGTAATTTCAACACCGAAAACCCCATCAACTCCTGTGGTTGACCCACAAGAAGATGAGGATGTAGATTCAGAATTACCATTCTAATTATTTCACGGGGTGGTGAAACATCCACCCCATTTTTAAACACAAAACAATGGCAGGTATTAAAAAAACAGATTTTTCAGCAATCAAGAAGAAATTCTCGAAAGAAGCTGAATACAAGGCTGACCGTTTCTTCGATTTAGGAGATGCTTTCTTGGACGCCACAGGGCTTCCAGGTCCAGCGATGGGACACATCAATATGTTATTAGGTCACAGTGATACAGGTAAAACAACCGCACTTGTAAAGTCAGCGGTAGATGCACAAAAGAAAGGAGTTGTTCCTGTGTTCGTTATTACAGAACAAAAATGGAGTTGGGAACACGCGGAGTTAATGGGATTTGATAAGAACGGAGATTATCTTTTCAATAGTGATTTTGAGTATATCGAACAAATTACTGAGTACATCAATGAATTATTAGATGCTCAAGAAAAGGGAGACTTACCTCACGATTTATTAATCCTTTGGGATTCTGTAGGTTCAGTCCCTTGTAAAATGACTTACGATGGTAAAGGTGGTAAACAGCACAACGCGTCGGTATTAGCTGACAAAATTGGAATGGGTATCAACCAACGTATTTCAGGGTCAAGAAGGACAGATAAACCTTATACAAACACATTAATCATTGTTAACCAACCTTGGGTAGAATTACCTGATAATCCTTTCGGACAACCTAAGATTAAAGCAAAAGGTGGAGAAGCGATTTGGTTAAACTCAAGTATTGTATTCTTATTTGGTAATCAAAAAGGTGCGGGTACAACTAAAATCTCCATCACAAAAGATAAGAGAAAAATTAAAATAGCAACAAGAACAAAAATTTCCATAATGAAAAATCATATCAATGGTTCAGGTTATGAAGACGGACGTATCTTAGTTACCGCCCACGGATTTATGTCAGCAAAAGAAGATTCAGAAGAGAAGAAATCAATTGAGGATTATAAAAAAGAACAGGGTGATTACATCGGTAAGATGTTAGGTGTTAATGTTACAGACATCACAGACGTGGAAGTTGTAACAGAGGAAAGTGATTTATAATAAATTTATTTAATGTCTGTTTTATTAGTAGATGGCGACAATTTACTTACGATTGGTTTCTATGGCGTTAAAAATGCCTTTCATAATGGAGAACACATTGGGGGAATGTATCATTTTCTTAATACTCTTAGAAGAACATTTGAGACGTACAATTTAGACAAGATAGTTGTATTTTGGGATGGATTAGAAGGGTCCCAAACTCGTAAGAAAATTTACGCACCTTACAAAGAAAACAGAAGATCACGACTTCGTTCTGAAGAAGAAGTTAACTCTTACGGTTACCAAAGAGATAGAGTAAAACAATATCTTGAAGAGTTATTCGTAAGACAGGGAGAATATGAGTATTGTGAGACTGATGACAACATTGCATACTATACTCAGAATTCACCCAAAGAAAATAAAATAGTTTATTCTTCAGACGGAGACCTAACACAATTGGTTTCAAAAAATACACAAATCTACAATCCGTCACACGGAAAACTTTACAAACAAAACGATACAATTGTTTATAACCACGAGGAAATCTTAATTGAAAATGTTAAATTGGTTAAGATGATGTGTGGTGACTCCTCAGACAACATTGCTGGCATAAGAGGGATGGGTGTAAAACGATTTTTATCGGTTTTCCCTGAACTAAAAACAGAACAGATTTCTGTTGAACAAGTTAAGAACAAATGTGAGGAAATCTTTCAACAAGACAAACACAACAAACTTATTGCGAATTTACTAACAGGTGTTACCAAACATGGTGTATTAGGTGAGGAGTTTTTTGATATAAACAATCGTATCGTAAGTTTGGAAGAACCTTTTTTAACCGACGAGGCTAAAGAAAACATAGATTTACTAATAAATGAAAACTTAGATCAAGAAGGTAGGTCTTACAAAAACGCCATGAGAATGATGAGGGACGATGGAATTTTTAATCTATTACCAAAATCAGATGATGGATTTGTTAAATTCTTAAACCCATTCCTTCGATTAACAACAAAAGAAAAAAATAAAAAAAAAATAATTAAAATCAAAAGTTATGAGTAACTACCAACAACAACCGGACATTACAAAATTTGAATTCCTATTAACATTAGAGGGAAACATTATTTGTCAAAGATTCTTTAATGTAAAGGATCATGTGGAAAATTCGAGACGATCTATGGACCTTCATTATTATCTAAGAAATATTTGTGAGGATATTTCTGAAGATTTAAAAATAAAAAGTTCTGATTATTTGTGCGAAAATCAAAATTATTTCCTATCTTCGGACTATGTGGAAGACGCTCCCGAGAAGGATAGAGAACACTTTTTATTGGAAATTAAATTGAATGAAGATGTATTTATTCAAAGAATATTCCCAGCATATTACTATCATCCAAAGGTTAGGTATACTGTCGATATCCGTCCAAATTTGAAGCGTATCTTGTCAGACTTAACTGACATCCTGTCTTCAGAAGAATTGGAAACCACATACTTGAATTATCAATTGTAATTTAAACACACATTATAAAATAAACACATGGAAGAGAGAAATTTTGGGCATTTAGGATTTTCGTTTCAACAATCTTTATTGAAGGCGATTATTGAAGATAAAAAATATGGAGAAACAATTATTGACGTATTAGATAGTAAGTTTTTTGATAATAACTCATTTAAATTCATCATGGAAAACATGAAGGAGTTATATAAAAATTATAATAAAATACCCGATTACAACACAATTGCACAGAAAATTATGGCTGAAGGTGGTAATAACACCTCATCTAAATCACACGCAGATACGTTAGATGCAATTAAAAACAACGAACAACAAGTTGATTACGTTAAAGACACGGCACTTAACTTTTGTAAACAACAAAACTTAAAAAAAGAATTAAAAGGAGTACAAAGTATTATTGATAATGGGGATTTCGAATCTTACAATAAGATTGAACAAATTATTCAAAAGGCACTTCAAGTTGGAATTTCAAACGATGACGCGACCGATGTTTTTCATGGTATTGACGAAGCGTTAGAGAAGGACTTTAGACACCCATTACCGACAGGTATTGTTGGAATCGACAACTTACTTAAAGGTGGACTAGGAATCGGAGAATTGGGTATTGTATTAGCTCCTACAGGTACTGGTAAAACTACCTTACTTACAAAGTTTGCAAATACTGCATATAACTTAGGTTATAATGTCGTACAAATATTTTTTGAGGATAATCCAGGTAATATTAAAAGAAAACACTATACGATTTGGACAGGTATTGCACCTGATTCACAACCCGATAATGTTGAGGAAGTTAAGATTAAAATTGAGGAGGCTCAACAACGTTCAAAAGGTAGTATTAAATTACTAAAACTGGCTAGTGATAATGTAACCGTTTCTGAAATTAAAAACAAAATCAGAAAAATGAATTCAGACGGAACCAAAATTGATTTATTAGTTTTAGATTACGTGGATTGTATTTCATCGGATAAATCGACTAATGGTGATGAATGGAAAGGTGAGGGTTCAGTAATGAGAAGTTTAGAATCTATGACGGGTGAATTTGAAATGGCAATATGGACGGCAACACAAGGTAATAGAGAATCAATTTCTAGTGAAGTGGTTACAGGAGACCAAATGGGTGGATCAATTAAAAAGGCACAAATTGCTCACGTTATTTTATCTATTGGTAAAACATTAGAACAAAAAGAACATAACTTAGCAACCTTAACATTACTTAAATCTCGTATCGGTAAAGATGGTGTCGTATTTCAAAATTGTAAATTTAACAATGAGTTTTTGGAAATTGATACAGAATCACAAAATACCTTATTAGGTCACGAGGAACAAAAAACACAAATCAATGCTAACCGTGCGGCTGAAGCGTTTAAAAGAAGACAAGAATTAGCAACTAAATAAAATAAAAAAAATGACAGAAAAAATATTACAAGACAATCCAGGAAAGTTTGTCCTTTTTCCAATCGAACACCATGACTTATGGAAGTTCTATAAACAATCTGAGGCGTCATTTTGGACTGCAGAGGAAATTGATTTAGGTCAAGACGTATCTGATTGGGAGAATAAGTTAAATGATGATGAACAACATTTTGTTAAACACGTTTTAGCATTTTTTGCAGCTTCTGATGGTATTGTTAATGAGAATTTAGCGATGAATTTTGTTAACGAAGTTCAATATACCGAAGCTAAATTTTTCTATGGTTTTCAAATTATGATGGAAAATATCCATAGTGAAACGTATTCATTGTTAATTGATACCTTAGTTAAAGATAAAGAAGAACAACACAAATTATTTAATGCAATTGAAACCATACCGGCAATTAAAAAGAAAGCGGATTGGGCTCTTAAGTGGATTAGCTCTGAATCTTTTGTTGATAGATTATTGGCATTTGCTGCAGTTGAAGGTATCTTCTTTTCAGGTTCATTCTGTTCAATTTTTTGGTTAAAGAAAAGAGGTTTATTGCCAGGATTAACATTTTCAAATGAATTAATCTCAAGAGACGAGGGTATGCATTGCGATTTTGCTTGTCATTTATATAACAATCATATTCAAAATAAAATCTCACAAGAGAGAATTAAAGAAATTATTTGTGGAGCTTTAGAGATTGAAAAAGAATTTATTTTAGAAGCATTACCTGTACGTTTAATTGGTATGAATTCAGATTTAATGGCACAATACCTTGAATTTGTAACTGACAGATTATTAGTTGCATTAGGTGTACCTAAGGTTTATAATTCAGAAAACCCGTTTGATTTTATGCAGAACATTGCATTACAAGGTAAAACAAATTTCTTTGAAAAAAGAGTCGCTGAATATCAAAAGGCGGGAGTTAATAATGTATCAGAAGATTTAGATTCTGCGTTTGGTGATGTGGATTTTTAATTTAAAAAAGACTTAATAAAATGAAAGTAAAAAAAAGAAATGGTGAATTGGAGGAGATGAGATATGACAAGATCACTAAACGTATTAGTGTTCTTTGTCATGATTTAAATATGGAATATATTGACCCAACGTTTGTTACCCTAAAAGTAACTTCGGGGATTTACGATGGAATTTCAACAACTGAATTAGATGTATTAGCTGCGGAGACCGCAGCAGCCATGGTTACCACACATCCTGATTATGCAAAACTGGCGGGAAGATTGGCTGTTTCTAATTTACATAAAACAACACCTAAAAAGTTTTCACAATCAATGAAAGAATTATATTCCTTTATTGAACCAAAAACAGGTAAAGAATCTTCATTAATTGATGATAATGTATATCAATTTGTTTTAGCAAACAAAGAAATCTTAGATGGAGCTATCAATCAAGATCGTGATTTAGATTTTGATTATTTTGGAATTAAAACTTTAGAACGTTCTTATCTATTAAAAATTGGTACTCGTATTGTTGAAAGACCTCAATATCTTTATATGAGAGTTGCAGTTGGTATTTGTAAAGGAGACGTCAATATGGCGTTAAGAATTTATGATGACCTATCACAACATTTTTATACACACGCAACACCCACATTATTTAATGCTGGTACTAAAAGAGCACAAATGTCATCTTGTTTCTTAATTGGAAATAAAGGAGATGATATTGATGGATTGTTTGATACAATTTCTGACGTTGCAAAGATTTCTAAGTGGGCTGGTGGTATTGGATTACACGTACACGATGTTCGTGCTAAGGGATCGTATATTAAAGGAACTGGTGGAGAATCTGATGGTTTGTTACCAATGATGAAGACATATAATGAGGTTGCTCGTTGGATTAATCAAGGTGGTAAACGTAAAGGTTCATTTGCTATTTATCTTGAACCATGGCACGCTGACATTTATGAATTTATTGATTTAAGAAAGAATCATGGTAAAGAAGAAATGAGGGCAAGGGATTTGTTTTTAGCAATGTGGACACCAGATTTATTTATGAAACGTGTTGAGGAAGACGGTGATTGGACATTGTTCTCACCTGATGAAGCGCCAGGATTATCTGATGCTTACGATACACCTGAAGAAAAAACATTTACCATGTTGTACGAATCTTACGAACAACAAGGGTTAGGAAGAAAAGTGGTTAAAGCAAGAAAATTAATGGATGCAATTTTAACCGCACAAATTGAAACAGGAACACCTTATATGTTATATAAAGATCCTGCCAATTATAAATCAAATCAAAAGAATTTAGGTACGATTAAATCATCAAATTTATGTACCGAAATTATTGAATACTCATCACCAACAGAACAAGCTGTTTGTAATTTGGCTTCAATCGCATTACCTAAGTATATCGTTAACGGTGAATTTAATCACGATATGTTATACGAATATACCTACCAAGTTGTAAAAAACTTGAACAACGTAATCGATTTAAATTTTTATCCAACTGAAGAAACAAAACGTTCAAATTTCAGACATCGTCCTGTTGGTTTGGGTATTCAAGGATTGGCGGATGTATTATGTATGTTACATTTACCATTCGAATCTGATAAGGCAGATACACTACAAACTGATATTTTTGAAACAATATATTTTGCGGCAATGACGTCCTCAAAAGATTTAGCTAAAGAATTCGGAGCATATGAAACAATCGTTGGTTCCCCAATTGAAAAAGGAATCTTTCAATATCAAATGTGGAATAAAGTAGATTCTGATTTATCTGGTCGTTGGGATTGGAAATCATTAAGAAAAGATGTCATCAAATTTGGAGTTAGAAACTCATTATTGGTGGCACCGATGCCAACAGCATCTACCGCACAGATTTTAGGTAACAATGAAGCGTTTGAACCATTTACAACTAATTTATATTCTCGTCGTACATTAAGTGGTGAGTTTGTTATGATTAATAAACATTTGGTAAAAGATTTATTAAATCTTGGAATGTGGAACGAAGGAATCAAAAACAAACTAATCATGGAAAATGGTTCGGTTCAAAATATTCCAGAATTACCAACAGATTTAAAAGAGGTTTATAAGACTGTTTGGGAAATGTCACAAAAGAGAATTTTACAAATGGCGGCAAATAGAAGTGTGTTTATTGACCAATCACAATCATTAAATTTATTTATTGATAACGCAACTAAACCTAAATTATTGGCGGCACACTTATTTGGTTGGAAATTGGGATTAAAAACGGGTATGTATTACTTAAGAACAAGAGCGGCGGTAGATGCGTTAAAGGGATTAGGTGTCGACACGTCAACACCAAAATCGGTGGAACAACCAACAGGACAACAAACTGCGGTATATCCTACCACACCAAAAAATAATCCAATTATTAGTGAAAATACACCAGAATTACAAATGACAATCGAAAGGCCAATAGACTCACCATTTGATTGTGAGGGATGTGGTTCATAAAAATAACGTTTAAATATTAAAACAATATTAAATCCAACTTAGGTTGGATTTTTTATTTATTACCATTTTAGATTAGTTTATATTTATAATCATGGCGATAACATATGGAATTGATTTCCCATTTAGAGATAGTTTAAAGGGTGATTATGTTAAATTAACAACAACACCCGAAAGAGAAGTACGAGCGAATCTTATACATCTTTTATTGACAAGAAGAGGTAGTCGTTATTTCTTACCCGATTTTGGTTCAAGATTATACCTATATATCTTTGACCAAAACGATAGTGTCACATTTGATTTAATTGAAGATGAAATAAGAGAATCCGTTAAAAAATACATTCCGAATTTAGACATAACAAAATTAGATGTTATGTCCGCAGAAGATGACCCTGATACTGTTAGAACATTTAGTCAAGATGAAGATGAGAGACTATTTAGGGTTTCTGACAATACAACTAAACCACACACCGCAGTAGTGAAAATTGAATATACGGTTAATAACGGAGCATTTTCATCTTCGGACTTTATAATACTAAACATTTAAAATGGCTAAGAAAATATCATACGCAACTAGAGATTTTGCAGGACTAAGACAAGAATTAGTAAATCTAACAAAAGAATATTATCCTGATTTGGTTAAAAATACCAATGATGCGTCCATATTCTCCGTTTTATTAGATTTAAATGCTGCGGTTGCAGATAACTTACACTTTCACATTGATAGGGTTTGGCAAGAAACTATGTTGGATTTTGCACAACAAAGACAATCATTATTTAATATTGCCAAAACATATGGTATAAAAATTCCTGGAACAAGACCATCGGTAGCGCTGTGTGATTTTTCAATAAATGTACCTGTTAGAGGTGATAAGGAAGATGAAAGATATTTGGGAACATTAAGGATTGGTGCTCAAGTTTCAGGAGGAGGACAAATATTTGAAACAATTAATGATATTGATTTCTCAAGTCCATTTAACAATAAGGGAGAACCAAATAGATTGAAGATACCAAACTTTGATGGTAATGATACATTAGTTTCTTATACAATCACAAAGAGAGAACCCGTGGTTAATGGAGTAACAAGAATATACCGAAGAGTAATAAGTGAGTTAGACCAAAAACCTTTCTTAAGACTTTTCTTACCTGAACAAAATGTTTTAGGTGTGGTGGGAGTGATACACAAAGAAGGAACATCTTTTGGGACCAACCCAACAGCTTCTGAATTTAACGCATCAACAAATAAATGGTACGAAGTTAAGTCGTTAATACAAGATAAAGTATTCATAGAAGACCCAACTTCAGTATCCGATAAAGACAATTTTAGGGCAGGAACTTACTTACAAGTTAATAGTAAATTCTATACAGAATACACACCTGAAAGTTATTTTTCATTAACTTTTGGTAGTGGTTCCGTTGACCCATTAGAGAATTTAGACAATTACATGACAGGTCAATTAAAAGTTAACTTGGCTAATTATTTAAACAATATGTCATTAGGGTCAATACCTAAAGCAAACACCACATTGTTTGTGAAATATCGTATTGGTGGGGGTAAAGATTCGAATTTAGGGGTTAATATCATTACAAGTGTAGATAGTGTTGAATTTAACATAAATGGTCCTAATAACGCAATTAATTCACAAGTTGAATTATCTTTAAGAGTTAATAATGTAACGGCAGCTGTAGGTGGTGCAGACCAACCTACAATCGAAGAAATTAGAAACATGGTTTCTTATAATTTTGCAGCACAAAATAGAGCGGTAACATTAAATGATTATAAGTCATTAATTGAGACAATGCCATCCACATACGGAGCACCCGCTAAAGTTAATGTAATGGAGGAAGATAATAAGGTTAGAGTAAAATTATTATCTTATGATGACCAAGGTAATCTAACCGATGTAATATCTAATACATTGAAAAACAATATATTAAATTATCTTTCAGAATATAGAATGATTAATGATTATATTGAAGTTGCAAATGGGCAAGTTATTGACTTAGGATTAGATATTAATTTGGTAATTAATAAAAACGAAAACCCAACGGACGTTATTAAACAAGTAATTCAAACATCAATAATGTTCTTCGCCATTGACAAACGTAAAATGGGTGACCCATTATTTGTGGGAGATTTAATTCGAGAAATTGGTTCAATTTATGGTGTTGTTAACGTAGTAGGAATTAAGGTATTTAATAAAATTGGTGGTAAATACTCATCATCTGAAGTATCACAATCATATATAGATACAACAACTAAAGAAATACAACAAATTGATACGACGGTCTTTATGCAGTCAAATCAAATATTTCAAATCAGATTCCCAAATAGTGATATAAGGGTGGCAACTAAACCTTCAGGAACGACTACATACTAAAATGTTTTTTCTTTATAATAGTAGAAAATCACATGCTTTCTATTTATTAAGAGAATGATGCAAAAACATAGAATTTCAACAAATATCGGTAAAGAACAGAAGGTCACTGTCGAATTAAAACAAGACTACGATCAACTGGAAATTTTATCCTTAAAATTCTCACAAACAGATGTTTATACATCACTTTGTGCGGACTATGGGGTGGTTTGTGGTAGAATTACCGCGAATGACGGATTTGGAATACCTAATGTTAGAGTATCAATATTTGTACCTCAAACCGAAGCAGATTCAACCGACCCCATAATTTCTGCGTTATATCCTTACACCGAAGTTTCAGATAAAAATGATGACAATTATAGGTATAATTTGTTACCAGCAAGAAAACAACATGGTGGACACAAACCAACAGGAACCTTTCCCGACCAATCGGATATTTTAACAAGAGAGGAAGTATTAGAAGTATACGAAAATTATTATAGATATACCGTTAAAACTAACGAATCAGGTGACTTCATGATTTGGGGTGTGCCGGTGGGTAAACAAACATTACATGTCGACTTAGATTTATCTGATATTGGTTGTTTCTCATTAAGACCTTATGACTTTATTAAAAGAGGAGAAGGTATTGAGAAGTTTGAAAGATACTATGAATTTAAATCAAGTTCAGATATAGATGGGCTACCACAAATTATCAAATACGATAGAACTATTGAAGTTTTCCCGTTTTGGGGAAATCTTGATTTATGTGAAATAGGAATATCAAGAGTTGATTATGACATATCACAAAGTGGTATTAGAATTGAACCCATATCATTAATTTTAACATCTACAATTACAGATGATAATGGAGATGCAGTAAAAAGAAATGGGGTTATCAGAAGAAATACTGGTTACAAATGTAATTTACAAACAACCGAAGGTAAAATTTCCGCAGTTAGATATACCGGTAAAAAAGTTTATGGTTCAGATGGAACAACGTTATACCCTCAATTAGAATATTTTAATCCGTCAGAAACTATTGATGAGGATGGTGCTGCGATGGTGGTACTACCAATGAACTTGGAATATGTTTTTACAAATGAATTTGGTGAACAAGAAATAACCAACGACACAAACAAGGGCATACCAACAACTACAATTGCAAGATTTAAATTTTCACTTGATGGTAACAATGAAAAAACAGGAACAGCAAATTATCTAGTTCCACAAATTAGAGAATATAATTCAAACGCAAATGGTCAGAATGATTTAGGTGAATATTATGAAGATTTATTAACAACATATCAATTTTCTGACGTATTTGAGGATTATATTAATATTGTTCCACCATCCGGTGTTACATTATCACAAATGTCAACCGCATATCAAACAGATAAAACTGCACTTATGTTAGGTACATGTTCTGGTTGTGATTTAGGTGTACCACAAGATGTTTTTTATAAATTTATTTTTGGTAAGGTTTATACCGTTTCATCATTTCAAGGTTCACACTACGAAGTATCTGCGGGAGAATCATTTTTAGGACTTTCAAGAAGAGACGCATTTTTAGGTTTAAAAGAAATTAGACCAAATACAGAAGATGACTGCACAAGTAAATCAAATTATTTCCCAACCAATTTTGCATTTAGAAATAGAATAAAATTTGGATTAGTATTATCTGAAGTTTTACTATTTGTACAATATATTTTTACAATTGTACAGATATTTGTTTTTGAGACTATAGGTAAAGTTATGTGGAATGTGGGTGGTGCGGCTATGGCATTTAAATTTTTGGGTAAACACTGGTTAATGGGTGTTGGTGTCGGATTAAGGGAATTTGCAATGAGGGTAAAAGAGGGGGGTCAAACAATATTACCATTAACAACTTATCCCGATTGTGAGGAGTGTACAACCGATGTTGATAGTGCAACTCAAAATTCTGGTGGTGGTAATCTTAGTTTATATAATAGAAGTGCGGAGATTAAAACTATAGTTGTACCATATGAAGGATATATTTATTTGGTTTATTTGTCAGGACAAACACCAAGCTATTTAAATACAAGTACAACAACAGGTACAACATTTTTAACTGAATTATATGCTGGTGAGTCGGCAAAAGAAACTAGTGCAACTGGAATAACCGAAAGTCAGATTACATTATTACATACATACTCAAATCCAAACGCAACATCAGAAAGAAGATTTGTTGGTGGAATTTATCCGCTAGCTGGTACTGACCCATCCACAGACACATTTAATGATATGTTTACAGAATTTAATTCCGCATTTGTAGACGGACAATTAAATTCATATTTTCAATTAGTTAACGTAACATCACCAACAAATACGGGTAACTCTGTAAAAATTACGGTTATTCCTAATCAAAGTGTTTATGCTGAATACGTTGATTTGGCGGGAGGAGCAATTCCCACAACTGAAAATATTGACATTGAACTTTTAATTAGAAATAATTGTAACTACACATATAGAACACAAACAATAACAATACCAAGTGGGTCTACCATAAGTGGATATGCAACATTACAATTAATAGATTGTGGTTTTGGTAATACTCAATTAGAAGAATATGAAAGAGTTACCTCATTTACACCGAGCACATATAGACAATATAATTCAGGCGGGGCTTTAACATATGAAAACCGACCAGCAATTAAGATATCCTATGATCAATGGTCAACATATGCCGGTGTAGATTATTCTAGTGGAGGTATTGATGGAATAAGGGACTTATATGCCGTTGTTAGACTTTATGATAAGGGAAGTTTGAAAACAACGGGGGCGTTAGGTCAACTAGTAATTGAACAAGGATGTGCAAAGTATGATAAATTTTATGATGAAACTAATGTATTAACATATCTATGGTCATCATCTGGAGGATATGGTACCGCAACTGATGTATCAAACGCGGGTAATACTAATGGGACCCAATGGTACAAAGGAACAAAACGTGTAACATATGATGAGGGTAGAACGGTTAACTCATTTCACCAATTGGGAAAACCATTTTATACTAATTCAGCATATAGTGAATCGTTAACAAGTCCTGGTTCGAATTATACTTTAGTGGCCGCCATTGCTGGTGACACAACCACAAGGAGACTACCGAATGTTGCAGATTTAGAGGGTGGAGATAACACATATTCTAAAAAAACAAAATCAGGATTAACTGAAATCAGAGACGGTGTTGTTACAATTGTTCCTGTTATTAACGGTACATCTAAAAATCAATCAGTAATAAAGGAATGGTATCGAAGAAAAAGAGTTGGTGTTTTCTTTTGTGGTGGAGTAACAAATTATTCGTTCATTGATAACTGGTTAAATGGAGTACTATACTTTTTTAAATTTGATAAGAGAATAAAATGGGATGATGTAAATGTTTTAGATTTAAATCAAAGAGGTTCAAAATATCCAAGAGAGTTAGTTTTCTATAATATACTTGATCAACAATTTTATTATAGGTCGACACCGTATAACCCAACAAGTGGTTTTATTGGTCAAAAATATTACAATTCAAATGGTGCGTTAAGTTATAGAGAAATTTTACACCCAACAACATTTTATGACGTGGGAGTAAGAGATGAGTTCTTATATGAAATATGTCAAGACCCAAGAATTGACCCAACGTGTTCTGTAATTAGAGATGTCAATACAACTTCATATCAAGACCCGGCAAATATTGTAGAATACGCAATAAACTATAGGTTAGATATAAATGGTGGTAAATTTGATGTTGGTGATTTCTTTAGTGGAGCTGGAATGGGTTCCAATGTCGGAGCATTCGACGGAGATATTACTCAATTAATGTCAATAAATTGTGAGGCAGGTATTGAAGCGTTTGATATAGATAGTCCACATTATTTTATTTATAATGGTGAATTAATGGATCCAGAAGACTCTTACTTCTCATCTTTTTTCAAACCAACAGGAACATTTGGACCAACACCAATAGATTTAAAATTTGACCCAAATGGTTCGTTTATAAGACAATGTTTAAATTTTAGATTGGGTGATTATTCGCAAAAAGTACCATTCTATTTGTGGGATAAAAAGGGAACGGGATTTGGTAGTTATAGTACCGCTGAAGATGACCAACAATGGGATAGAACATCAATTGCATCAATGAAATTACAAAGAATGTTTTCAATAAGTGGTGCCACTGCAACTGCAACAAATTATTTAATGGCGGACGGTGAGGAAGAGTATCTATTAAAACCAATGACAATAACTCACCCACAATATTCATTTACGGGTAACACAACAGATATGTTGGAAAGATTTGAAAACATTAGTTTAAGTGCACCAGCAGGATCTGCAGTTGGATTTGTTGAAGGAGATGTTTGGTTACATGTTCAATCAGGAACAACAAAAGACCCTATGAGTGGTACCACATATGTTGTTGTAAATCAAACTTGGGTTGAACAAACAGATAAGTACGTTAAAGATTATAGAGAAACTTTTCTTTTTCAAACACAAATAAATTATGGTGGTAATAAACAAGTATTATCAACACCATTCTTATTTTACTTTGGATTGAGACCCGATAAGACATCATTAGATGCATTAATAAAATATTATGGGCCAAAAGGAGCCTTCCCATCAGCTGAATAATGGAAGAGAATAAAAAAATACTCTTACCAAGTAAGAGATTCAAAAAGGCGGATACAGAAGAATTAGATTTAAGATTAAATCTTGAAACAACCGAATCATTAATGAGAATCGGTGATAGAGATATTATTTTAGATATTGATAAATTATACGATAAGGAAAGAAACGAAAGTAAAAAATATAAAATTTTTGGCAAAATAAAAATGGTTTTCCGTAACATGTATAGTGGTAACACGGATTACACTTATTTAAAAGATAGATTATATTTGGTTGGTAATGGAACAACAACAGACCACACAGGATTTTTACCTTACGATGAATTTGCATTATTAAGAAGAGATGTTGTTAGAGAATATAACGAACCACAAACAGGTACAACATTAACAGGATATACGCAAGCACCTTTTAAATTAGTTGGCCCAACAGGTCACACAATTGTAACACCAATAACGGCACCATATCAAAATTGGAACGTTTATTTAAGTTATGTTTATGGTAGTGATTCGGGGTATACAATGACGTATACACTATCAGGAGCAACAAAAACAGAAGGAACTAATATTATACGAAATTTTAAAGCGGGTGATGGAATTCCATTTAGGGTTTCATATAGTGGAGGTACAATGTACGAATTAACAAGTCCTGTTGAACATGGGATGAAGGCGGGTGAATATATTACACTCTCAGGAACTACTTTAACAGGAACAACAACAGGTAGAACATTTTATATTAATACTATAGGAAATGAATTTCATAATTCACAAAATTACGTCATTAATATTTTAAAGAATCAATTAAAATCGGGTACCACTTTTACAAATGTTATGGTGGGAAAAAGAGTTTTAGATAGAAATAATATAAACGGGTCAACATCTAGATATTATGTACATAAACATAAAACACTAACAGATGCGAACTCATACATTTTGGATAAGGTTGGATTTGAAACACCAATATGGGAAGATGAAAAGAAATTAATATTTGAAAATTTCTCAGGAGAGAATGATGTTTTAGTTGAAAGGAATAGAATGGAATCTGTTTTATTTGATTTCAAAGAACCTTTTATATTAACAGGCTTAACAAATAATTTAGGATACACACCAACAGAAGTATATGTAACCACCATTTATAAAAATGGGCAAGGTTATTTTAATTACCCACCAAAAGTAGGACATAAATTTAATTTTCATAATAGTTGGATAGATGAACATTTTAGTGGTAGTACAACGGGGAACACAGAAACTAAAATACCGACAGGTACAACATTCACTAGCAGGTCAGGAGTTTCAGGATTCACACCCGGAGATGTTATACCTATTGGTACAACAGGTCTTACAGGTGCATTCGTTGAATATAATTCAATTGAACTTAAAGAAAGAATAATTAGTGAGTCGTATCATAAATTTACAGCACCAATAACACGATTTAATCACAATCAAGATAATAGTGACCCAAATGGACCTTTATACTCAGGTGCGACCGCAAACAATCCAATTGGATTGTATTATCAACCATTTCACAGAGTTAAACTAAGACAATTGTCACCTTATTTAGAAAGTGCGGCAACAAACGATATCTATAATTTACCTGAAAATGTTACGTTCGACACAAATGAAAAGGTTTGGAGATGGAGAGACCTATATGACCACGGATATATAGATGTGGATGGTAATGGAACTAAGTTTCCATTCACAAACGGTACACATTATGTTAGAACAGACATCAACTTATATTTAAGAAATGAGAGACAATATAACAATAAACCTCTTGGATTGACTCCACCTAATTTTGATTGCTAATGGAAATATTAAGAAAAGATGAAAACCAAAACCTTATCATAAATAAGGAACAGGATTTTCTAAATGATTTAGGTTGGCAAGAAAATATGATTCAGTTCGAGGATGAAGTGTTAAGTACAATCATTAATCCTATTGAGAATTATGAAACGGTTAGATATATTCACAAACCATATAATACAACGGTTAGTGGATTAACATTTAGCCAAACAGATATATGGTATAATTTTTATTTTGTTAGTGGAACATCATATACCCAAGATTATAATATTGTTGGTATAGATACTCACGAAAATGCAAAAATGTTAAAACAAGCAACCCAAAGTTTCTTTAGGTTAGAGTTTTATAAAACACCTCATATTTCAGGAACAACGTATGAACCACCAACAAGAGTAAATAGAAAATTATCATTTGCAAAAAATCTATCTTTACCCTTAGGTGAAAAATATTTTTATACGGGAAATAATATAAATGAGGACATATTCTTCCCTGTTTTTATGGGGTCAAATTATAGAAACAAAGAAAATATGTACTTATTTTGGTTTCAGGATGAAAGTGTTTTATCTGAAACGGTTTTAAGTGGTGATACATTTTGGATGACCACTAAGTTTTTTAATGCAAATGATGGTACAATATTAGATTTTGTTAATAGACCAATTTATAGTAACGTTGAAATAAACGAGGCGAATGACATGTATTATAAACTTGTTATTGATAGAACCGATTATTCGTATCAATACTTTAGATACACGGGAACAACTGGAGATAGGGTCGGTGAAAGTGTCGATTCAATAAAATTTTATGAAAGAAATGGTATTCCTGTACCAACAGGTACACCTACACCAACGCCAACAAAGACCCCAACGCCAACACCAAGTAGTACTTCAACACCGACGCCAACACCAAGTAGTACTTCAACACCAACACCAACACCAACTGCAACATCAACCGCAACACCAACGCCAACAGCAACTGTTGCACCTTGTAACCTTACTATTAGTTCTACACAAACAACGGCCCCAACAAATCAAGAGGGAACAAATGGCACATCTGTTATTACGTTTACAACAACGAACGGTCCTTCAACATATACATTAAACGGTGTGTCACAAGGGGCGTGTATTTCTCCACTAACAATACCAAATTTATCATCTAGTGTTCAATACACAGTTGTGATTACTGATTCAAATAGTTGTACGGCACAGAGCGTCTTTACTTTAGGTCAAACAACTTTTACGTTTAGTGCTGACTATATAATGATAACATATGAATTTACCGATGGACAAGATTTAGATACAAGAACAAGAATAGTAACACCAGATGTTGGACAAGACACACAAAATGAATATATTGGATATGGTTGTCAATCACGTTGGCCTTTAACAGGAACACAATACTTAACTTGGAGTGGCGATAATCAAGGTATTGGATTTGAATCGGTTTTAATTAATTTAAGTCAATTTAGTATTCAAAATCCATCAATAACCCAAATCTTAATGGATATGAGAGGATTTTGGTTTGTTACGGTTGGAACCCAACCTGTAAAGGTTGCTGCGACATTATGGAAAGGTGGTACTCCAGATAAAGTTGGATATATATGGACCAATTCAACCGCAACCAGTACGTATAATATTGATTCAGTAGGTAAACAAGTTACAAGTCAAGGTTTACCAGATAAGGTTTTATCATCTGGAGAAAGGATTGCAACGTTAACATATAATTTAGTAACTGGAGTTGGATCCTTAGACAATAATGATACAACAACGGCAACAGTTTAAAATAAAATAAAATGACACAGAAAGAAGTAATGGAGATACTTTATGATTTAATTCCACAGGCTGGACGAATCGAACATAAAGTTAATAATGATAAGAATTTTTACATATTTAAAGGGATTAGTGAAAACTATATGGTGTGTCATTTATCTGAAACTTCGGATAGTTCACATAGTGAGATATTAACAACAATAACAGAATGTTATGAATGGATAAATCAAAATTCATAAAATATAGTCAATAACGTTCTTTTAATAAATTATACTTTAGGAAGATAATAAAAAAAACAAAATAAACAGATATTTATATAAAAACAACAAACGATGAGATTAACATTCACATTACAATCGGCATATACAGGAACAACATACGTTGCGGGTCCCTTTAACATTTCCGGCACAACAAGTGCGGGAACAACCTATTGGTTGGCCACAGGGGTTACTAAAACACAATTAACCGCCGGATATGCAGTAGATACAATTTACGAAACTTTAACAGGTGGTACAATTGCTAGTACAGGAACATGTACAACGACAAGAAGTTGGCAGATTTCAGAACCTGAACCTGTAACAGTTAGTTTAGAGGTTTATGGTAAAGACGAATACGCTACACCTCAGAATGCTACCATAACATTTACAGTAAATGGTAGTTCACCTACCACTTTAAACAACCTTGAACCACTACCATCGAATTGTGGTTTACTTTATACAATTAACAATTTGGAACTTGGAGATGTTGTGGTAATTGAAAGTGTTGACACATACCCAATGTCAGGTGTGGGTTCGTCAACATGTCCAACACAAAGTGGTACTGCAACATCATACACACATACAATTGGCATTAGTAGTGGAACTGCCTATGTTGCATTATCAATTAATTCTAATAATAGCGTTTAAACAATCAAAACTATTCAATATTAAAACCCCTTTATTATAAGGGGTTTTTTGTTTATTTTGGTTTATTAGCTATTTTAAAATTTTAAAATTGATTATAATGATGAAAAGTTAATTTACGTTATTTATAGTAGGTGAAAAGAATAAAACATACCATACAAAGGAAGAGTATACCGCAAGTAAAATTGGTTTCATTAACAGACCAA